TGTTCTATGAACGTTATTCAAAGGTTGCAGGTATTTCTATAGAGGAAGCACAAAAGAGAGTATCTGAGCACGATGTAAAAGCCTTCCAAAAGAAAGCAAAAGAGTATGTTAAGAACAAAGATTTTAGTCCAGAAGCTAATGCAGAATTAAAGCTTTACAATGCTACTATGAGAATTAATAGGTTAGAGTTGTTAAAAGCTGAAATAAACTTACACTTAACAAACTTAACTGAAGAAAATAGTAAAGAAATAACTGATCACTTAGAAAAGTTAGGTAAGACTGAATATGCTAGACAGGCTGGAATACTTGATACTGAATTGAGATACAGCAAAGAAGGTATTAAAGCTATTGTGAACAGTGATTATAAATACGGAAACTTTAGTAAAACATTGTGGACTAACCAAAAGGCTTTAATGAATACTATTGAGGTAATGTTAAGACGTTCTATTATTCAAGGTGGAAACTCAACTGAATTAGTAGGACGACTTAGAAAACAGTTTGATGTTGGTGTTTACGAAGCTAAAAGACTATTAGTAACTGAAGCAGCACGAGTTCAAGGAGACATACAAATAGACAGCATGGAGCAATCTGGATATGAAGAATATGTGTACATCTCCGAACCTACAGCCTGTGAAATATGTAAACATCTTGATGGACAACATTTTAAAATTAAAGATAGAGAAGTAGGTGTAAATTACTATCCTATGCATCCATTTTGTAAATGTTCAAGTGCAGCTTATTACGATAGCGAAAAACTAGACAAAGAGATAGAAGAATATCGTAAAGCTAGAGGACTGGATAAGAATTTACAAGAAGATGATAATAGTGATACAATTAAAGAAAGAGATAGTTTGTTGAATGCTATTTATAAAGGTTTAGAGAAAAATAACGCTAAAGAAATGTTTGGTGAGAAATATTTTAACGACTATAAAGACTTTATAAAGCAAGTTGAAGATAAGAGAATGCTAAAATTATTTAAACTTTTATCTGGAAACATAAATTATTATCCTTTAAAAGAAGTACGTCCATATGCTAGTGGTTCTACTGTTCAAATAAATAAAGGTGATTTTGAAGGTAAGAAAAATGGAAGAATATCTCCTAAAGGTTTAGTATTATTCCATGAAAATGGACATGCGATAGATAGCTTAGGGATGAAAATTTTAACAGGCGAGACTTCTATAGGTAGTGGAGTATTCGAAAAAAGAAGGATATACGGAGAAGTGTTTGAAGTTGAACGAAGGATAACTCATGCTTCAGGTTTACCAAAATATAAATTAAAAGAAACAATTAATAAAGATATATGGACTTATATAAACGGCGATTTACCTACATTAGGAAGTTTAGGGAAAAAGCCGAGAAAAAAATTAGAAAAAGAAGTGTGGGAACAAAAGTATAAAGAACTATCTACTAAAATTCAAAATAACAAATCAAGAGTTATAAATGAATTAAGAGATTTAGCAAAAGAAAGTGAAGTAAACGGCGATATAAATTACTTAAATGCTATTTCAGATATATTTGAAAGTACTGGTTGGTTCGGAGAATATCCTATAGGAGGTGGACATGGTAAAGATTACTGGAAAAAACCAGGGTATGCTGAAACAGAATTCTTTGCACATGCTCAAGAAATGTTAGTATCTCCTAAACATAAAGAGATATTTGAAAAAATATTCCCTAACGCTTTAAAAGTATATGAAACTATAATAGATGATATAATTCAAGGAGTAGAAAAAAATGATGATTAACGTTGAAAATATGGAAGCTATGAAGAAAATTAACGGTAAGATTGAAGAGTATGAAAAACATTTTGAAGAAGATTTTCCGATGTTTGAGTATTTAGATGACCCGGTCACAGAAGATGCTTACATTAAGATTAAACAAATTATCGATAAAGCTATAAAAGAAAATAAACCAGTATATACTCCGAAAGGATATTTCGAAAGAATCTATTAAACACTTAACATTTTTTTGTTAGGTGTTTTTATTATGTCAAAATGGAATTAAAACGTTATTTTTTTATTTTAAATTTAAAAAACGATATAAAATGTTCCATTTTCGTCCTTAGCATGACGTTAAAAGGCTTTTTTATTTTGTCAAATTAAACTAGCGTGGCTTATTTCTAAAGATAAGTGGTGCACAACTGATCAATAAGAAATAGGACTAGCGTGGATAAGGAGAAATAATGAACAAACAATTTTTATTAAAACTAAACTTACAACACTTTGCAGATGAAGGAACAACGGAAACAAACAATACTGAACCCGAGTTTAAAGCACCTGCTACTCAATCTGAATTAGATAGCTATGTAAATAAAGCAGTTCAAACAGCACTGAAAAATCAACAAGCAAAAAATGAAGCTAACTTTAATTCACGATTAGAAGAAGAGATAAAAAAACGTGAAGACTATTCAAAATTAAGTGAAAGTCAAAAACGTGATAAAGACTTTGAGGACCAAAAAGCAGAATTTGAGAAGCAAGTAGCAGAGTTTAGACACTCTCAACTAATTGTGGAAGTTCAGAAAGATTTAGTTAGTAAAGGCTTACCAACTGAATTAGCTGAGACGTTCGCTTTACATGGAACAGCAGAAGACGCTTTAAAAGCAGTAAATATACTTGAGAAAGTATTCAATGAAGCGGTAAACAAAGCCGTGAAAGAATCTGCTAGACAAACGACACCTAATGTTGGTGCTACTGGAGCGGAAAAACCGTTGAACTTAGGAGCAAGACTAGCACAAGGTGTAAGTTACAAAAAACCATTTTAGGAGGATAAGAGATGAAAACAACAACAATTTTTAATAAAACTGAAATTTTACATAACTTAGATTTTGAAGCTATTTCAGTAACAGTAGATAAAGCAACTACAGGAACAGTAACAGAAAACGGACGTAAATTATTAAAAGCTGGAACATTACTAGCTGGAGATGGTAAGTCTATTTTTGAAGATAGAACAAAAAAAGTTAAGAAATTAACAGGTGATGCAACAGCACAATACGTTGACGGAGTAGCCTTACATGACGTTGATTTAACTGACGGAGACTCAGTAGTAGCGTGTGTATTTAAAGGGACTTTACGTGAAGACAAATGCAACGGTGGTACTGTTGATGCAAACGTAAAATCAAAATTAAACTTAATTAAATTTGTAAAAGGTGTATAAGGAGGACTATAAAATATGGCATTAATTTACGATACAATTACAGCAGAAAATGTAAGTGGATATTGGAACGCTTCACAAGAAAACGTTGATACTACTTTAGGAGATAAATTATTCCCTGCTAGAAAACAATTAGGAATTAAATTAGCATTTGTAAAAGGTGGAAGCGGTAAAGCGGTAGCTTTAAAACCTGCTGCGTTCGATACTAAAGCTCCGCTACGTGAGAGAATGAACTTAAGCGTAACTGAAGAGCAAATGCCATTCTTCAAAGAAGCTATTGTGGTTAAAGAAGAAGAAAGACAACAATTAAATATGATTGAAGCTACTGGTAATCAAGCACTTATCGATAGTGTGGTTACTGGTATTTTTGATGACCAAACACACTTAGTAAGTGGTGCATTAGCACGATTAGAAGCTATGAGAATGCAAGTGTTAGCAACTGGTAAAATCTCATTTAACAACAACGGAGTAGCTCAAGAGTTCGATTATGGGGTTAAAGACTCTATGAAAGGGACTGTTGGAACAAAATGGACTGAAGCAGCAGCAACTCCACTAGCGGATATTGAAAAAGCTATTGAAGCTATGGAGAATCAAGGTAAGAAAGCAGAAATTCTTATCATGACTCAAAAAACATTTAGTTTAATCAAAAAAGCAGACTCAACTATTAAAATCGTTAAACCATTAGCACCTAAAGGAGCATCAGTAACAACTACTGAATTAACTGATTATCTTTTAGATGCACACGGTGTAAAAGTTGAGATTAAAAACGATACATTCACTGATGATGATGGAGTTGCTAAAAAATTCTATCCAGAAGGTTATGTATCATTCATTCCTAATGCTACTTTAGGTAAAACAGTATTTGGTACTACTCCAGAAGAATCTGATTTATTAGGTGGGAATGTTGCTGGAGTTGAAGTGCAACTTGTAAACACAGGTATTGCTATTACAACTCAAAAACTAGTTGATCCTGTCAATGTACAAACTAAAGTATCTATGATTGCTTTACCATCATTCGAAAGATTAGATGATGTGTATATGTTAGATATCGAACCTTAGGAGTTAACTTATGGATAGAGATTTAGTATTAGATAACGTTAAAGAAGATTTAGATATTCATGATACTCTACAAGATACTATCCTAAATAGACTTATTGATAAGGTTATTGACCATTTCAAATTCACTTATAAACAAGATGAAATTGAAAATAAATACAGGTTCATTATTGAAGATTGTGTTATTAAAAGATTTAACAGACGTGGTGCTGAAGGTGCTACGTCTGAATCTGTTGAAGGTCACTCAGTTAACTATGAGACTTTCTTAAATGAGTTCGCCCCTTGGGATGAAATGTTAAGAGAAGACTTCAAGAAAGAAAAATCAAAGAAAGGTCAATTATTAATATTCTAATGAGATATTCAGATAGAGCGATTTTAAAGCTAGTAGATAAAAACGAGTATGATTATGAAACAGGAGAACATGTCTATAAAGAACTCTATTCAGATATCGTTGCATGCTTCACAATGGATTTAGGACTTGGTAAGTCGGTTCAGATTTTCGGAGATTATAACAAACAAAGAAAGGTTATATTTCTGAAAAATACTTATAATAAGCCGTTTAACGTTGTTGAATATCGTGGAAAGCGATATATACCAACAGCAGATAAGCAACTTAGTAAAGCTTTTTATCTTGAAAGGGATGATAGCGATGGGACTGAAGATACATGGCATAAAAAAATTAAAGATTGATTTAAAAGACAATGCACAAATGAGGCTAGTAAAAGAAATTGTGAAGAAAAACGGAGCAAGTTTAAATCAACAAATGGTTAAGAATGCAGTATTCAAAGGTGGATATTCTGTTGGTGAAACTAGAAGAAGTATCAATATCTTAATTGAAAAAGGAGGGTTAATGGCAAGGGTTAAACCTACTACTAAATACTCTCCTTACGTTGAATATGGTACGCGTTTTATGGATAAACAACCATTTGTTAAACCTGCTTTCCAACAGGTTAAAAAAGAGTTCGTTAAAGACTTGAAAAAATTAGTATGATTAAAACTAGAGAACAAAGTATTTTTGATGAAGTATTTAAAATATGCAAGAATTTAGGTTATAAAGTCTATGATTATAAACCGATGAATGAAGTACCTTATCCGTTTGTAGAAATGGAAGATACATCTGTTAGTTATACGATTAATAAAACGGATGTAAAAGGAAATGTTACTCTCTCACTATCTGTGTGGGGGTTGCAAACAAAACGAAAAGAAGTATCTACTATGGCAAACGCTATATTAGAAAAATGTTTGAGAATAGAACACACAGATGGTTATTCGTGGAGTTTAAATATCAATTCAAGCAATATTAGAATACTTGATGATAGAACAACAGTAACACCTCTTAAAAGGGCGGTTATTGAATTAGAATTTAATTTAAGATAAGGAGATAATAAATGTCAGAAGTAAAAAAAACTTATGAAGCTAAAAAGGGTATAGATATTATTCTTTTATATCGATTTTTAAAGAACGCTAAAACAGAAGCGGCTTTTAAATTAGCTTTTCAGACTGAACACAGTAATGAGATCAGTAGAGATGCTGATGCTCAAAAAACTAAAGATGGAAATATCCAAAATTTAGGTGCAGTTGAGTATGATTTTTCAGCTAAATCAATCGTAGCTAAAGGTGATAAGCATATCGAGGAATTAAGAGAAGCTTTAATCAATGGTGATATTATTGAAATCTGGGAAATTGATAAAGCTGAGAAAAATGAATCTAATAAATATAAAGCTACTTATTATCGAGGATATGTAACTAAATTTAGTACTAATCCTAATTCAGAAGATAGTGTAGAGTTAGAGCTTGAATTCTCAATTAATGGAGTTGGGAAAACAGGTTATGCAACACTAACTGATGAACAAGCACAAGTGGTTCAATATGTGTTTAAAGATACTACTATTGACACAACGGAAGAATAATTAAACAAAGCTAACTGGTAGAAATACTGGTTAGCTATTTTTTGGAGGAAAATAATATGCAA